TCCAATCGACCACGCCGGTGCACTCTCATCACGCGACTATGGTCCAACCCTTGTCTGTGGCGATCGCATTGTCCGCGCCGCTCAGATCGACGACGCCGTGATTGCCGGTGATCGTGATCGTCTGCCCAACAACAGTGGGCAGCGCCGTAAAAATCTCGACTATTTCGAGTCGCGACAGCTTCGCCGACGCAAGAGAAAACGTAACCGGGATTGTGCAGTTGACGACGCGCGAGAGTGACGGGCACGTAGAAAACGTCGTCGTCGCAGTTACGAGACTGGCGTCGATCCCGGCAGCCGGGAACGAAATCGAGGCGAGGGAGGAGCAGGCGTTGAACGTGCTCGTGGCGCTGGTGAGCGCCGCGAGCGACCCAGCCGGGAACGAAATCGAGGCGAGGGCGGAGCAGTTGCTGAACGTGCTGGTGGCGGTGGTGAGCGCCGCGAGCGACCCAGCCGGGAAGGTGATCGAGGCGAGGGACTGGCAGACGCTGAACGTGCTCGTGGCGGTGGTGAGCGCCGCGAGCGACCCAGCCGGGAACGAAATCGAGGCGAGGGCGGAGCAGCTCGAGAACGTGCTCGTGGCGGTGGTGAGCGCCGCCAGCGACCCCGCCGGGAAGGTGATCGAGGCGAGGGAAGAGCAGCTTGCGAACATGTTCGCGGCGGTGGTGAGCGCCGCCAGCGACCCCGCCGGGAAGGTGATCGAGGCGAGGGAAGAGCAGGTGCTGAACATGTTCGCGGCGTCGGTGATACTCCCGATCGCCGTTATATTTGCGCGTGCGAGATTGCGGCTCGCAAGAGTCGAGAATGTAACAAACACTGTGCACGATGGCGCGTTGAGTTGCAGGTCGGTCCACGGCTGCGAATAGCCTTGTAGTGTCGCGCGAGAATGTTTTTTGCCAAGATCGACGACAGTGAACGGGTTGGCGGCTTGCGGTGTAATGACAATCATCGCCTGCCGGAAGCCTTCGCTGGTCAACGTGCCGGCGGCGAGCGAGGCGAACGAGTATTTGTGCTCCGCCGTCACGGCGGACGCAACATTCTCCGCCGCGCCGCCGTCGCCCCAATCGACGGTGTAGCCGCCAGTGACCGTGCAGGATAGCGCGCAAAAGTTGGAGTCGTCGTTGGTGACGGCCGCGAGGATCGCTATCTTGTTCGCCGCGTCAACAGGCATAGGCAGCCAATCGATAGGGCGGGACCAACCTTTTGAACCGCCAAGGGCTATCGCTCTGTTTCTGGCGATCTGGTCATATGCTAAAATAGTCATTGGGAAAGCCTATACGTGACAGTCCCGCTAGTCCAAGTGCACTCCAGGCGATAGAGCAACTTCTCCTCGTTTTCCTGAACCACTTCTGAACATGCAGCAGTTGGGTTATACATTGTCGTTACAATCGTGCCAGACGTGACAGTGAGCGGATGGTAACTCCCGCCATCATCAAACGACCTCTTTAACACAACACTGGCGACAAATGTCCCGGATAGCGTCATATTGAATGGACGCCCAGGGATTGGCCTGAATGGCAGGCTATTGGCCGTCCCGGTGAATGTCCCGGACACGACGGGAATTCCCGACACTGGCCATCTATTATCGATTGCCATTGTATTTTCCTTGTTTAGGCGCGGGGCGACCAACAGGTTGTCTCGCCTTCAACACCATCCCGGCCCTGCCCAACATGGCCGACTCATTTTCCTTGGCCATTCGCATTTCCATCTCATGCGGGGCCATGGCCGTTTCTTGCGCGATCTTTGCCTCTTGAGCCCGCTTCAGCCCAGCGCTCGCTCGCGTATCCTCAATTTGAGCCCCGGCCTGCATGAGTTGCGCATATTGCGCGTCAGGCGATTCCTGCGTCTGCCCTGGCGCCGGCGAGCGAGCCTCGCTCATGGCCTTCTCGGCTTGAGCCGCCTTCAACGCCGCGCTGGCCTGCGTCTCATGGACCTGCGCCTCCGCGTGGGCCAACTGTAGCTGTTGAGCCTGTTGCTGCGCGGCCTGTTGCTGTTGAGCCGCCTGAGCCGCCTCAGGATTGTTCGGCTGTCTCGCCTCGTCCATCGCGGCGATGATCTTGTCCTTGTTCTTCAAGTTAGGCATGGCCAGCATGATTGCGCGGAACGGAAGCTCCCCGTTCGCGTCCATCTTTTTCAATTCGACCAGCGCTTGGAATTGCTCCAACTGCGGCGTCAATCCGTCCGGTGCGTCGTCGATGATAATGTCCACATCAAGCTCTGCGACGTTCCCAATTACACCAGCGATCTTTTCCGCCATCCCTGGGTCTTGCGCCGTGGCCTGTTGCACCTGTGCCGGATCGACGTTGAGGCCGAGCCATTTAATATTGCGCTCGTCATCGGTTACGCGCACCCATTTTTCCACCGTCCAGAATTGTCTAACCCGCGCCCAAACCGCTCGATAAACGCGAATATCCAAATGACGCAGCGCATCAACCAGGGGCGCAATCTCCATCGCGCCGCCTTGCTGCGAAGCGATGATGGCCTTACCCGAAGCGGCCGACTTTTGCAGCGCATTACCCTGCAATGCGATGTTGCCGGCCATCATGTCGATTTCGGCTTTGGCCTCTTGCAACAGCGTCATGTGACCCGCCGCTAAATCCTGGCGCGTCTCGATCTTGATCCTATCCATAAATCCAGGATTGACCGTTACCCAACCGTCCGGCCGCGCCATCTCACGGCGAGCCTTCTCAACATCCTGGACCGCCCCATCTTCGGCGATGGTCTGATTCGTGTTGAGCAAATGCAGAGACTTCGAACGTCTTTTGTTGATCTCATCCGCAAGCGAGATCATCTCGCGAACCAGCCCATATCGCTCATTCTCGCGATTGACGTAGGCCGATCCATAAATCAGCGGGCAATCGGACTCGCCATCATCTTTGACATATGGAGACGGCCCAGCCTTGAGAATTCCCCCCTTCGTGAACTCGGCGAAATGCCAATCCTCGCCCTTCTTGATCCATATCTGCACAATGCGAATGCGCTTGCGCTTCTTGTCGGCCCATACCGTAAACTGCGGACGATCATCATACGTGTTGCTGATCGAACTCGAGTTCAGCGTCGCGCTTAACGCGTCCTCTTCGTCAGGATATTCCTCAACGGCGTCATCGAAGTCAGCCCAGCGAACCAGCCCAAGATACTTCGCGTCGTCATAATCCGGCGAACTCGAATGAGGATCGGCAAACATCCTGTTCCAAGGAACGTGCGCAATCTCAATCTCGTAGTCCTCGCCCTTCGGCTTAACGCGAACATCATAGCCGCCGGATCCCTCGACCAAGAGATTGTCCCAAACGCGTGAGCGCTTATGATCGAAATTTTCTTTGTCCGCCACATACCGAAGCGCTTGACTAGCTGCATCTGCGTCTTCCTCATGTCGAGGCGTGCGGGGCAATGCCTTCGGATCGACGCGCTGCGATTGCTCATACCCTTTGAGGAAGTCAATCTTGCGCTTGATGCGGTTGTTCACGACCGCCGGCTGCTTGCGTTTCTTCAGTTCCTTTAGCTCTTCGGCCGTAAGCTGGATATTGTCTACGTAATCCCGGTCGCGTTCGGAAAGCCCGCGAGAGTCAACCGTAGCCATCTCCGACGCTTCGAACATCTCGACTAGATCGGCGACGTTCAGGCGACCGTCGTCTGTCTCGTCTTCTTGGTTTCCGTAGCTTTCTCTTGAGGCGAGGGCGTGTTGCGTCACGCGAGTTGGGCCTTATCGCCGGTGGGCTCACGCTTCATGCGGAGCCTAAAGTCGAACTCGGCTTTGTAGTTGATTGCGGCATCAACAGCCTCTTCAAATGTCGGTGTCTTGACGCCGAATTGAATATCTCCCCACCTAAACGACCACACGTTATCGAGCGATGCAAAGCCCATTAAAAGCTCGATCTTGGCGCCAGTCTTCTCTTCGGCCTCGTCAATAGTCATCGTCTCACCTCGTTTTGTTAAACGACTTTCCAACTATCGGACGGCTCGTCTTCGTCGCGGGTCCAGCTATCGCGGGGCTTTTTCTTCACAACTGGCACGGGCCGAATGAGCCCGCAGTTGACCGCATACTCGCCTACGCTGTCTGCCGCATGGCTCGACGAATCATGCAACGGCCCCGAGAACGACTGCATCGACTCATTCCACTTGCGCGAATAGCGCCGCAGCCTTCTAAGCCCGACTTGGACACGCTGCGTATTGTTGAACCTCATAAGCGGAAGCAGCGAGCGTGTCGCGTTGATTCGATCGCCGTCCTTGTCCGACACCCCGACGTTGAGCGGCTTAACTCCAAGCCCGCGCAGCGTCATCGCGCGCTCTTTGCCGCCGCCGCCCCACTCGCGAACCTTCACGTCGTGCGGCAGATAATGCAGGTCATATTTGAACGGAACCGATCGCCCGATGTTCGCCAGTCCCGAAACCTGATCGCGCAACTCTGGCAAAAGTTCCGGCATGCAGTTCCCGACAATCTCCGGCGCCCCTTCTCCGCTCGCCTCGTAATAGTCAACCACGGTCGCCTGTTGGAGCTTGTCCTGAATGAACCAAATCGCCGTATAGTCGTCAATCCCAATGTCCCAT